CTTGTTCTTCGTTCAGTTACGTATTGCTTGGACTTCCAAGGTTGCTCCTGGTCCTGGCAAGGCACCCAAGGAGATGACAGGTCCTAGCCGTTGTGTCTACATCGAACTCCTCTGTCGCGAAGAGCACAACTGTGTTTGGATTACGCCTGAGGAGCTGTCCGTGTTGTACGATGGCAAAGCGACCAAAGGACAGCCTCCTACGAATCCAGGATAAGTTCACAGAGTCGTTTAGAAAATGAACCGCGTCTAGTCAGTAAGAACAGACGGTATGGGTGATCCTCTCTTTGAACGTCGTGCTCTCGTCCGGAATGTTCACGTGGATTCCAAGTTTCTGCCAGCGCAATATTGAAGCAAGTCTTCTCGCTCAGCTTCGTCACAAGTTTGAAGGAGTCTGCGTCGCCGAAGGATATCTCTCTGAATCGAAGCATCGCAATCGTCGAGCACTCCCTCGGACGAACCAACTTCATTAAGGGAGGTCTTGATTATACCGTAAAGTTCCAGGCAGATGTCTGTATGCCTCACCCGGGACAGACCTTCCGTGTCCCTGTCACCCTCAAGAGCAAGATCGGCATTCACGCAGAGCTGACTCCGCTCAAGGTACTCCTCCCTCGCGACCTCCACATTGGCAACACCGACTTTGAAGTCGTCAAGGAGAAGGAGGAGATTGAGTTCGAGGTGGTAGGTGCTCGCTTCCAGCAGGGAGATGATAGCATCGTCGTCCTCGGGCAGCTGAAGAACGTCATTCAGCCTGCGAAGGAGCGCACCCAAGTCCGCAGAGGACGGTAGCGCAGAGCCCGGTCGTCGCAGCGAGCTGTCCCTGGTAGCAATGCGGCGGGCAGATGCGTCCCTCCGCAGGGTCGTCGTGGAAGCCTCTGCTGCGAAGGCTCCCGAGCAGGCATCGCGTCGCAAGAAGATCCGATTGAATCCTGCCTCTCTACCAAATGAACCGAGTGCGAAAGGAGCGCCTGAAGGAAACGCTTGACAAGCTTGATCCCGAGGAACACGCCCAGGTGTTTGGAATTATCAATCGATACACATCCGATTACACACGCACACAAACAGGTGTCTTTGTGTCATCCGATGTGCTCCCCGACCAGTGATCCAGGAAATGGAGACTACTGGTCGCCTATTTTGGATCAACGAAAGCGAATGGATGCTGAACGCCAACGGAAGTAAAAACGGACGAACCAAGTCTAGTGGAAAAGATAAGCAATGGAGTCCCTACTTCCCAACGTGGCAAAGACCGAGCTTGCCGAGATGGTCCATGTGGCCACTCAGGACAAGAACGCGGAACTGGAACTCAAAGTGCTCGCAGGTCAGATTCAGACCAAAGACGTCGCAGATCGCATTCTCAAGGCCATCGAGGATATGACAACTGGAGGGTATCACGACCACGAACCGAGCCACGTTCTCAGTATCCCGATGGTCTCCGTGTGTCCGTTACCGGACTGGATGCAGTGTACAAGCTCGCCACCACAGCGAGCTTCCGCAACCTCCCTCTCGAAGTGGAGCGCAAGAGGCGCTACTTTGACGTGGGCAAGAAGGGGAAGGACGTGATGGATGTCCCCGACCTCAAGCTCCGTGCCACCCTCCGGCATGAGGAGCCTCTGCGCAAGGACTTCTACTGGATCACCCCTGGACCCAGCGTCCCATGCACGTATCATGAACCGCAAGACCTGGATCACCTCGGACAAGATCTTCCGCATTGATATGTCTCTCGTTAAGACCAAGCAGAAGGCGCACAAGACACTTCGCAGAAATCCTGGACCAGCCTGGCTCGTACGAGCTGGAGGTGGAGCTCGCTCGATAAGACGGCGACGCAGAAGGACATTCTGGCAAGCCTCTACCGCACTGTGGAGCCTCTGCTTGCTGCATACCAGCAGTCTGCATTCCTCCTCACGGAGGCAGATCTCCAGCGCTACTACATGGAGCTGGATGCAATGCGTCTCCGCTTCGTTCCAGCCGGTGACTATGGTGCGTAGCCACCTCCGCGCGGATCGCACCTACAACATCCTCAATGGATATACGGTCACCAACAAGGCGGATGGTGAGCGTTGCTTCCTCGTGGTTGCGCGTGACCGCCGCGCTTCTCCGCTGGTACCGTGATGGGCGCATCGCCTTGGACCGGCATCACTGCAACCAAGCGATGCTCACATCGGTGACGTCATGGATGGAGAGTTCCTCGCAGACCGCAACCTCTTCTGCATCTTTGACGCCTACCAGTTTCGTGGCAAGAACATCCTACGCCTTCCGCTCATGACCACGGACAGTGACGTCACCAAAGAGCCGCTCAAGTCTCGCTTGGGATGTGCGTCACCTCTTCGTAGAGGATCTCAAGAAGGACTTCCTGCGTTCTCTCCGCACGCCAGCCGATGCGGATCGAGACCAAGGTGTTCCTCGCAGGCAATGGAGCAGCGATGCAGACAGGCGATCCGTACTATTCTGGATATGAAGTTCGAGTACCCTACGGATGGTCTTGTCTTCACGCCTCGTGACACTGCCTGTAGCTCCCATCGCAGCATCGCAAGGGTGACACGTGGCTCCGTGTCTACAAGTGGAAGCCTGCAGATCAGAACTCCATTGACTTCCTTGCTCACGCTTCTCCAAGACAGAGTCATTCGATCCTCTCCTTGGACAGAGCACTCGCAAGGGCACGCTCTTCGTGGGTCGCACGCCAGGAACGGACATCGTCTACCCCTGCGAGACGCTCACAGGCGAGTACCGTCCGCCGGAGATGCCTCTGGAGATGCGGGTTCATCGCAGAGACACGTGACCGTGCTCCTTCTCCCTTCCAGCCGTCCGCTCCCAAGGCACCCAACGCCTACGAGATCCACGTGCCTATCGGTTCCAAGGGCTATCCTCGAGGATATGTGCGGGCAATCGTGTGGATGACAATACCATCATTGAGTGCGTCGCGTGACGTCGCCAAGGGACGCTGGAAGGTCCTCCGTACTCGCTACGACAAGACCTACAAGTATCGTGTCCTCGGTCAGTCCGAGTTCGGCAATGACATCAACGTTGCAGAGAACATCTGGACCAACATCCACGTGCCGGTGACCGAGGAGATGCTGCGGTCGGTCTTCACCAGCCCTCCAGATGACACGTTCGAGGATGAGCTCTACTACCGGGACACCCTGGAGGCGCGTGATCGTGTCATGGCGGATGTCATGTCCTTCCACAACCGCGTCAAGGAGGACCTCTACCGCTCTGTGATCAAGCGTGGAGACACCCTACTGGAGCTAGCCGTTGGGCGTGCGAATGACCTCCACAAGTGGCGCAAGACGCAGCCCAGCAAGGTGGTCGGCATCGACTACGCCAAGGGAAACATCGAGGGCGCTCGTCAGGGAGCATGTGTGCGCTACCTGAAGGAGGCGTGCAAAGACCAAGATGCCTCCCTGCCCTCTTCATTGAGGGAGATATGACGCAGCCCGTTGCTCGAGCAGGACAACCGCTACATCAAGATGCTAGACAAGCGTGAGCCTGCGCCTACCGAGTACCTCCAGAAGTTCGTGGGTCTCACTGAGTTCGACGTCATCTCCTGCCAGATGGCGATGCACTACGCCTGCGCCTCGGAGGAGACGTTCCGCACCTTCGTGGGTAACCTCACCCGCATGGGTAAGGGTATGTTCTTCGGCACCTGTATGGACGGCAAGGCGGTCTACTCGTCTCCTCCTGGGCAAGTCTGGATATATGTTCCGTGCTCCTGGCCAGGTGTTCGGTGAGATCGCAAAGGAGTATGCAGATGGTGATGGATGGACGGAGGAGTTCGGCACAGGCAATCACAGTCAAGCTGGAGTCGCTTCGAGAAGCCGGAGAAGGAGTACCTGGTGCCCTTCGGAAAGGTCACAGAGATCCTCAAGGAGAATGGGTTCGAGCTTGTCGGGTCCTCCAGCTTCCAGCGATGACTATGCCGCGCAGAACCAGACAGTACTGACGGGTGATCTTCAGGAATTCTCCTTCCTCCACCGCAGCTTCGTCTTCAAGCGTGATTGCGCCTGCCCCAGCACCTGCTCCAGAAGGAGCGCTGAAGCAAGTAGGTGGACAGTGCCGCGCTGAGCCCCAGCCAGAGGAGCCGCAGAGACGGAAGAAGCCGCAAGCAGGAAGAGCCTAAGCCAGGCGAACGAGCCAGTGACCAAGAGCAAGAAGCGTGTCGCTCAAGGCGAAGGTACCCAAGGAGGTTGAGCCTGGACAGGAGCCGGTGTTCTTCTTCAGTGGCAACCCTGCACTCAACGAGTTCAAGGAGTTCAGCAATATGTACGAGGCTCCCTTCCAGATTGAGGGCACGACCTTCCCTACCGTGGAGCACTACTTCCAGTGGAGCAAGGCACGTCAGTTCGGTGATGCAGCCTCCCAGGCCAAGATCCTCAAGACAGCCAGTCCCAAGACGGCCAAGTCGCTTAGGCAAGAAGGTACAGGGCTTCAAGGAGGAGGAGTGGAATGAGAAGAAGGATCAAGTTATGGCAGCTGCTCTCAAGGCCAAGTTCATGCAGCACCCGGATCTCCTGAAGAAGCTGCGTGATACGGGTACACGCCGGATCGCAGAGGCGGACCCTCGTGGCAAGTACTGGGGCATCGGCACCAGTGCAGAGACGACCAAGGCCAAGGACCCCGAGCGTTGGCCGGGTAAGAACAAGATGGGCCAGCTCCTGGAGGCACTCCGGTCCGAGCTGAAAGAATAATCTCCGAACTAAACACACAATGCAAATCTTCGTAAAGACGCTGACAGGTAAGACGATCACGATCGACGTGGAGCCTTCGGATACGATTGAGAACGTCAAAGCAAAGATCCAGGACAAGGAAGGAATTCCTCCGGATCAACAACGCCTTATTTTTGCCGGTAAGCAGTTGGAGGACAATCGCACGATGGCTGACTACAACATCCAGAAGGAGTCTACCCTCCACCTCGTGCTCCGCCTCAGGGGAGGAAAACGGACCTTCACAGATCTATCCACTTCTCATTAACCATGTCTACGAAGCGTATCACCAAAGAACTCAAGGACTTCCAGCAGGACCCTCCTGCCGGTTGCTCCGCCGGTCCTCGACACCGAGCAGCGACATCTACAATTGGACCGCAACTATCCTAGGACCTGAAGACACACCCTACGCAGGGGGCGTCTTCAACCTAGTCATTCAATTCCCAGTTGATTATCCCTTCAAACCTCCCAAGGTCGCGTTTACGACCAAGGTCTACCATCCAAACATCAACGCCCAAGGAGGGATCTGCCTGGATATTCTGAAAGATCAATGGAGCCCAGCACTCTCAATCAGCAAGGTCCTCCTGTCTATCTCGAGCCTTCTCGCAGATGCCAACCCAAAGGATCCGTTGGTTCCGGAAATTGCTCAGCAGTACGTAGAACAACCGCGAGTTGTTCAATCGGACAGCTCGGCAATGGACTCTCCAGTATGCGGGGTAATTATTCCTGAGACTGACGGTAAAAGTCCTCATAACTCATACGTGGTGCAGGAGCAGGTGCGTTACTGTCGATCGCATGAGGGACAAAGCGGTTGAAGAGCTGTTGACCGACAATCCGGCTTGCCTCTTCTGCACTGATTTCACCACGTTCAATTTTCCTCTTCAATTGAAGCATCTCAAAGAAGGTGGAGTCTGAACCGGTCCTCCTTGTGCATATCAAAAAGACTTGGGTAGTTGAAGTACAGCATCTCATTGCTCCTTCTTGAGTGTCTTCTTCGTACTCTGCCTTTTTACCTTGTTGTTTAAGGAACTTCCACTTCTTCTTGCTGGTGTCCATCTTCCGCACAAGAGCCTGGACCTCGGTAGCCGTAAGCTGGCGTTCACTGATTCCACGGTTTCCTTCTGAGACTTCTTCAGGGGTAAGTTCACGTGCTTGCATTTCTTGTTGTTTGGTCGCATGATTTAAGCGATAACTTCCCGCAGAGAGTCCATGAGTTGTTGGCACTCAGACGCAGTTGTCATCCCAGTCAAGATGATATTCCCTGTGCGGAAGACCTTGGCAATCCACTTGGTATCTCGGGAAGTAGATCTTGACGGCTGGGTAGACAGCTGGCTCATAGTTGGTCTTGAACCCTTCTGCCGAACAGATGCGTACAGCGTCTCACGAGAGAGGTTGGTAACCCCCACGAGCTTCGTCTTGTAGTTCATCAGGACCACGCGACGAGAGTCTGGGTTCCATTCTCCAGATACAACAGCCGTTGGGCAGTGTTCGAGGATATGATTCTGCAGACCGGGTAGTGACGTCACGGTCGTACTCCTCATCCAGAACACCTGTGATGTGGAACACGCCGTTCTGGAAGATCTTGACGGTAATTTCCTTCTCTGTCTTGGTACCCGATGTTCCGGAGGAGAGCAAGACCAGTGTAATACTGTTGTGACCGAACCCGGTAGTTCGGCGTGGAGCAGGCTGAGCAGGTGTCCTACGACGAATGCGGTCTCGCCTGGACTCACCCCTTCGTAGTACGCCTTGCTTTTCGATCTTGATGAGTCCGTTTGTCAGGGGGAGGTCCCGATCTCAGGATGTCCGTGTCCAGTTTGACTCCCATCGTGTACAGCACGACCATCGTTGTGAGTGTAGGAGGGTCCATTAGGGTCACTCGTGTAAATGGTATCGATTTCGTTTTGCCAAGCATGACTCAGAGACAATGGAAAAGCAGTAATAAGTTCACAATTAAATTTACGAATAGCTGGTCGAAGTCTGGCTTCTTGCTGGGGAGTTAACATCCAGCCATCTAGATACCCGAACCAGATCGATCCACTCGTCTGGTGAGCATGAAACGCAAGTGCTGAGCTCTGCAAGGTCTTCAAGGGGAGTCAGAGACAGATCCAGCGCCTGCGGCGGCCGCTGAGCTCGATACAGATGGACTGTCAACATTAGACGATGAAGGTGGGGCGACTGTAAATCGGGCAAGTCGAGCTGCACGAAGGTCCTCCTGACTCAAGACTTTAGACTTCTTCGGACTGCTTCGGACACCTTATGTCCCTCAAGACCACACATAGCCGTCCACTGTTCCTTGGTCATCTGTCGGAACCTCCGCAAGCAGATAGAGAGGTCTTTCTCTGTCTTCTTGCCCATATGACGCACATAGTCGCAGTTGGTCATGACCACGTACTTCTCCCACGGACCCGTGCGCAGGACCAGTGCGTAGAACGTGGAGAGTTGTTTCCACGTCACAATGGTCTTGGACTTGTAGCCCGTATGTTTCTTGTACTTGCACTGAACAGCAGTATACTTTCCTTTGTGTTCGCAGATGATGTCAATCCCTACGTCTACTCTGCCAAGCCCGAGACCACCAAGTACGTCATCTGGTACGTCTTCCAGACCGCCAGGCGTTGGTGTAGCCTCGAACATGTTTGAGGTAGAGGACGCAGAATTCCTCAAAGACATCGCCTCTGATCTTCTTGTTGTCGCGTGTACGCATCTCAGTAAAGGTATGTGCGGGTTGCTCATACCATTTCTGGCACTCGGTGATAAATTCGTCAAAGAGGGTATTGCCCGGAGTGGGTCCCCTCAAGAGGATACTGTGGAGAAGAGATTCCATGGTCACAAGGACCTTAGTCCAACGAAGACCTAAATCCATTTTACGGAAGGAACCTGAGGGCGGGACACTGAAGTAGGGAGAGCCACTCTGCTGAGCAACCGTCAAGCTGCACTCACAACCACCCTTGAAGGTCGGAGGCTTCCCGCACACAAGACAGCAAGACGCAGTATTCCAACCACGCTGGAACTGGTTCTTTGCCGCCTGAATAGCTGCGAGTTGAGCTGTCCGCAGCGAGACGATCGTTGATCTCGGGAACAACACGTCAGACGAGTAGCAGACCAGAGAAATCTGGAAGCCTTGGCATTCACAGCGATAGACACCCTGGGAAACCGCCTGACCAGCTGTATACTCGTTGAAGAGTGCGGTGTCCTGGACCGAGTGACCGCCACTGATAATTCAGGTTCTGTCCCCGATTCAGCACGTAGGGTTCTTGCGAGTCGGAAGGAGCATCCAGGACAGCTAACACAAGAGCCTACAGCGGTGTGCAGTCTCCAGAACACCAGACGGCAGCGAGACGCTTTACGATCTCTGTCTGGTGTCCTGCGTCCCGGTGAGGGCGAGTGTCTTGCACCTTTGGTAACCGCTGCTTCAGACGGTTCAGGTATTCGCTATACGAAGACATTTACTCTACCTCAAGCATAAAAACACATGGAACACGGTTCAAACCTCCGAATCCGGATTCCACTGTGTCTTTTTATGTCCAGCGGACAGATGTCCAATCGCATGTACTTTGTAAACTCAGAGCTATTGCGGCAAACGTCTTGTAGCGAAGGGCTAGATGCCTGCGTGCGTCAGAAAGTGACGACGACAGCACTCGCGGGTCAACCCCAGCTCGGTCATCGCGCGTCCCCTCGGCAGTCACCTTAGACGCTGACGTCAGGTAAACCAGATCGTCCTTCTCAGGTCGTCCGTCTTCAGCGCGCTTCTCACGCACGCAGGTTCAGGTATGTCTTCCACTTGCCTGCGATAGGCAAATTGCGACGTGTAGCAGCGAATGGGGATAGGAAAGTCCATTGTATACCTCCTCTCTGTTATTCAGTCGTCAGCTTCCGTTTTTCTGGGGAAATACACAATGAAACGTCAGAAGCTTCTTCTTGCTGGACTCGTCCTTCTCCTCATCCTCGGCTTCCTGTATATCTTCTCGGTACCCGATGGCAGTATGGAGGCCCGTGTCGAACGTGACCGCAAGCGTGATGTGGCTCGCTTCCTTCCTCAGAACAGTCTGGACATCTCCATGGCGATGGGACTGATCACGCATGACCCGCCGACCATGCTCAACCCTCCCACCCCGGGACCTCCTCTGCTCCTCTATCCCCGTAGCCCAGGAGACCCTCGCGAATATGTGTGGCGTCTAAGCAATGAGTCCGTTGAAAAAGTGGCTTCTCATCTTCCTCGTTGTCGCAGCGCTTCCTTGCAACAGGTCTCGGAGGTCTCCAGGACATGTTGGGAATCAATCTTGATTGTTACGAAGCAGCACGGGTGGAATGATGGTATATTTTTGATGCTTACGGCGATCCTTGTTGCTGTTTGCACTAAGGCGAGTCATGAGAGCCTGAATGGTCAACTCACGGTCACGCTGAGCCAAACGGCGCTTAGCTTCCTCAAGGAGTTCCTCTTCCTGCTCTTTCTTCGCCTTTTCCTTCTCTCCTTCTCGTAGATCGTCATGGACTCGCCAATGACTGACCACTCATGGTCTCGCATATACCGTGGATCATGCTCCGATCCATCTCTTTCTCGTCCCCAATATAGTCACGGGCTTCCTTTTCGGCGCGACGCCACTCTTCGACGACCATCTTGGAGAAGCTTGACGTAGAACAGTACTGTACACGATTCTTACGGACCCATTCGAGTTCTTGATTTGTTCAACAACTGACTTGAACTGTTGGAGTTGGACGGGGTGACACTCCTTGACGAGGACTGTCGAGTAGATAGTTTCGAGAGCTTGGATTGCAGTGTTCAATTCTATTAGGATACGGTATCCCAAATGAATGTATGGAATCGTTTTTACCAGATCATCTCAGCTCCTGGGTGGACCGGTACTCGGACTCTCCTGTGGAGCTGGCGACGGATGGGGAAGGGGAGCTTGCGTTGCTCGATCTCTCGTCTTGCTACGTTCCAGACGAACATGGGGTCGGAGGTCTTAGTCCGTCGAGAGGACGGCTTTGCTCCCTCTGCGAGCTGCTGAGCACGTGTTGCAGAGAAGAGCCGTACATTCAGATTTCGTATAGAACTCACGAGTAACGCGTGGCTGTTTAACGGCTTCTACGACCTCCTGGCGAAAGATAGGCTTAACTTCGGGGTGCTCCATACTTATCTTGCGTGTCTGCGGAACGTTTCTTCCGTTTTAACCAAATGCCTCGTGTCACCCGAGGCGTGCTATGGCGACCGCCTTTGCAACGTGCCGGAATGATCAACTGTCCCAGAGCGTCACGACTGACCAAGGTTAATCCTGCTACGTCTGGTGCCTTCCTATCGGACTTGTGCTGAGTGGAACCCTCCGCTACGCTACGACGCAACCCAGCGACGGTCAGTCGGCAGTGTGTAGCTCCTTCAGTCGAAGATAGCTCGGCACTCCGCAGTGGACAGACGCCACATACGTACAACGGGAAGGTTAAAAACCTTTCGGTAGCCTACCAAGCAATATGCCAACTCTCTCTGCCTCCGATTATACCACGTTCCTGAAGTTCAAGGCGGCATCCATTTCTCCCATTCGCCCTGACGTCCAAACCCAGAACGAATGCGACTCTCTCGCAGTCTGTGATTAATGCGAATGCGCTTACGAGCCAAGCGGCGTTTGTGACAAACCCATATAACAGACAAAACGTCAGCGGTTGGAACGACAGTATCTGAAGTATCTACGACTACTGTAACCGATGCGCTGACGAATGTTTTATCGGCTGCTGTCGGCAACGGAACGATTATCACCTATACATCGTCACAGGCACACGGACTTCGACCGGAGACGCCGTCACGATAACTGGATTCGCAACGTTCAGCCTCTGCAAACGTTGCAACAACCCAGGTTGTAACTGTCACCAGTTCCACTCAATTTACCGTAGCAGTCGCAGCGTCAGGTACCGCAACAGGCACGGAAGCATTACCGGACGTGTCTCATTATACAACGAGCGTTGCACATGGTCTTATAGCAGGTGATACCACTACCATCACAGGTATTACCACGTTCACTGCATCAGGAGCAACCCGTACTGGCTGCACCAACGGACACCACGTTCGTTCTCTCCAGCTCAACAACAGGTACAGCAGTAACTGGTCAAACGGGAACGATTAACGGATTCATCTACTATAAAACAGCAGCCGCCCATGGTCTCTTGGCGGGGCCGTTCGCCGAAAGGGGTTGGCTACAGCACGGTCCTAACATTAGCGGGTTGACGACTACGCGTCCGTTTCGACCATATCGCAAGCATTTCCGGTTCCGTCAACGACCGTATTTATGGTCTCCTTGTGTAACGGGACTGCAGTCACCGGCCAATCGGGCGTGCCGACGCTTGTGAATGAAGCAAACAAAAACAATACCCTCACAGGTACATCGCGTGTCATTGCTCGTCAAGTCGTTCAGACTCGTTCGAATCCTGAACGCTCTGCTCGACGGTTGGCTTTGCCGTACATCAGGTGCTATGAGCTCGTCTGCGTTCCAACGCGTAGGCGGTCTTCCTACGTGGCTTCAAGGGTCTACGCAGAACTCGTATACTCGGTCTTCCTCAGAATGCTGGTTGGATCCAGGGCGGTATGATTCTCCACCCAGTAGCGCTCAGCAAAGCGCGTTTTAACCCCTAGCCAGCTGCTTCCAGGTGGTGTCGCAGAGCTGCACATTGGTAGAGCCACACGACATTTACTGCATCCAGCTTGATTCCTGACGATATTGCTGTCCTTCCCACGTGTCGCACAACCCTCATTCGGGCAAATCATATTGCTGAAGCGAGGAAGGGTTGGATCATGCTTTAGGTAAGGATTGATTGAATATTGCACAGACGTGTCCTGGTGGAGGTCGTGTTCGTAGACGATGGGGTTCGCCTTCGTGATTTCCTCTTCATACGGACAGGACCGGCATTTTAGGTAAGCTTTCTTCTCACGTTCCTCGATGAAGTAGAGGAAGTTATTGCAATCACGACAGAACTTCATTACGGTCTCTTGTCCTGTTACGGAGAGCTTCCGTTTTAAGCGTATATTTCATGCGTTCAAAACGGACGGCACGGCCGGGAAAGTTGTCGGAGGTATTATCATGCCGCTACCGACCTGGATATCGTTCCTTGATGGTAACAAGGATCGTGGCAGTTCCGAGACGTGAACGGTGAAGGTCGTAAGGTGCCAAGCAAGGAGAAGCACTTCACTCATCGGTCCTATTGACATCCAACAATGGTGGATTGACTCCTGATGAACGATGACATGACGAGTTCTACCGCTCTACTGCAACGATCTAGCAACACTGTATGACCCGCTATCTCACTGAGAAGCAAACTCGCCATCGGTCAGCTCCGTGTGGATCTAGAACTTAAGTATGAGGGCAGAAGTTACGCACACAAACATACCCGTGAACAGGTTAGTCAGCTTTGCCGAGGCCTATATGGCAGAGCTGACAGAAGTTACGTTGAAGTTCCCGACTCATGTAGAGATCTTCGTCCTTGAGAAGGACTACCCAACATTCGATCCAAGGCCGAGAAGATCTCCACGTTCCGGGTAGTTCATATCCAGGTTCCCGACTACTCCAAGAGCAACGCGAGTCGCGGAGCCGCAAGGGATATGATCGGGCAGCTCTGCCTGAATCGTATGGAGACCTTCTTCCCTGGACCGTGAAGTAAGATAAGACTGGCAAGGCGCATTGGACAGATCGTATGACGACGAGTCTGTAATCCGCCGCACACAGGCAACTGGCCTGTTCTACGGGTCTAAGAAAGGGAATCCTTGATGGATCTCAACCCTATATGATCCGATACATCCTCGACTGGGATCGCGAGACAGGCGAGATCAGCGTGGATACACGAGTTCCAAAGGTCGATTACTCCGAGATCTCGTACAGAAGTTCCTCCATTCCGGTCCAATGCCACAGTGAAGAGACTCCGACCCACCGATGAGGCTTGCACTACGTTCCCAAGCAGGCTACCACTGAACATACCCGCTCCAGTGTCTCGTGGACGGCAATATGACCGCACGTGGTCCTGATGGCGGGCTCTCGAGGATCGTCGCCTGGACGCGTGTGTCACTTGGCTCCTCTGACCAAGAGACTACATCGCGATTACGCCAAGCACGTGATGAACCTCGGGAACGAGCGTTATGATGGAGATCATAGTGCATGGACTCAGCTTGGACAGTGTCTCAGACATCCACCAGGACCTTGAGGATGTCTTCACTGGACTTCATGTGCTCAAGAACTACGAAGGCGTGATCAGAACAAAGCACGAGTTGCCTGGAATGGTTTCGTATACCGTGTAGAAGGAGGACCGCTTGGGCATTGAAGAGCCTACTGCGATGGTTGGTCGCAGTGAGGATAACTATGAAGGTTACCTATGCGATTGAGGCTGCGAATGTAGACCTGGACTGCGTAGACGATGCTGCCATTACACCGGCACGGAGTACGATGTCGCTCAGGTCGATCTAGGCCAAATACCGCGGCGAGTTCGAGTGTGCAAATTATCGCCAGAATGACGTGGTATCGGTATTCCAGAACATATCTGGAAGCCATACCGAGCACGGCGTAGAACTCCAGAAGCGTCTGTCTTCGGACGTTGCGAAGCTGTTCGCAGCAAGGAAGCTGCGAATGGCTCGCGAACATCACCACGAACATCGGTCAGTGTGGATCATACAAAGGATCCCACAACCAGACTGTCGATACTTGCCAGGACAGAGTCAGAAGAAGAAGATGTACTCTGCTGCTCGTCTCAAGCTCCGTCGTACTGGCTTCAAGGATAGCGTGATGAAGGAGTGTCGTGTCCTCTTCTACGACAAGGAGTTCGCTAAGAAGCTGGATGATAACAAGCACCTGATCGCCTTCAACAACGGCGTCTACGACACGCTGACACAGACGTTCCGCGACGGACACCCCGATGACTATATCAGCTTCTGCACCGAAGGTTGACTACGACACCGGATACACAGTACTCACGAGTTCAGATGCTGGCAGTGAAATGCGAGCAAGTTCCTCAAGCAGTATTCTGCCCAAACACAATGTCCGTGAGTACTTCCTGCAAGCATCTCGCCACTTGCCTCTCGGGTACGTTACACTAGGACTTCCATATTCTGACCGGGATCTGGTTCAAACGGTAAGTCGATGCTGATGAACTTGACAGCGACTGCCTTTGGAGACTACTGCTACAAGGCGAACATTGCGATGTTCACCCAGAAGCGTGGCAAGGCAGGAGCCGCTGCACCTGAGCTGGTCCGCATGAAGGGTCAGGCGCTTTGTGACTCATGTCTGAGCCAGATGAAGCGGGAGCACCGCTGACACTGGGTTTATGAAGGAAATGACGTAGTTCGAGAAGGTCACGGGCTCGTGATCTCTACGGCGGGATCCAAGCAGATGGTGGAGTTTGACGTCCAGGCCAAGTGCCATTTGGCGTGTAACGACAAGCCCAAGGTTAACTACTACAGATCGGAGGCACCTGGCGCCGTCTCAAGGTCATTGACTTCCCGAAGCAAGTTCGTTAGCAGAATCCAACAGGCTCCCACATGAGCTGTCCAATGGATGAGAGCATCGAGATCAGAAGGTCCTCTCAGAGGAGTGGGCCACGTGCTTCATGGCCTACCTGGTCCACCTCTCACAAGCGAGGGAAGGGTCGGCACGAAGCTCACACCTCCTAAGGAGGTTGACGGCGTATACCAACGATTACAAGGAGGAGTCGGACGTGATCGCCCGGTTCATCCGTGAGTATGTGCATGATGTTGGAAACTGTGTATTGGTGATCCTGATACGATGGTTCCCAGAGCCTGTATCCTGGAACAACGATCACTCAGACGTTCCAGACTTGGAAGCGGGAGAACGAGCTAGGCAACCGTGGCTCAGCGACGGAGCTCCAGAAGCGTATTGCTGCGTCAGTTCGGGAAGATGCCTAGAGGCGGGTGGACCTCCTTCCGGTTCGGGCCCCGCCTAGAGCGCTTGCGACCACCCCTCCGTGTCTTCTTGCTGCTTGCGACGACGGTGGCGACCGCCAACGTGATACTCCCGTAGTAGCCTCCGCTGTGCCGGTCTCCTGGAGATGAGGCTGTGTCGTGCTTGTCTGCATGCTCCGAAGCCTGATCAGCGATTTCGGCATGAGTCCTGGCCGAGTCTTGCTTTCCGGTAATCCAGTCAGTCCAGTCCATTTACTACTGTTGCTATTACTTTTTTACTTGACGCGCGCGGTGGCTCCGATCTTGGAGAGGTAGTAGGTGCGGAGAACACCGATTGCGTAGACGACCACGGCGAAGGAGATCATGAGGTTGATGGTAGATGCAATGAGCTCACCGGTCTTGAGGGTGACGCCACCGACCACGACCACGGACTCGGAGAGACCCTTGCCGCCGAGGAGCCAGGAGAGGGGCGATGATGCCATCCGTGAGGGCGGCAAAGAAGCGTGCACACAACGCTTCCGAGGTAGAACGCAGCCGTGAGGATGATGATGTCCTTGGTATCGAGCATTTTGTTTGTAAGGACGGAGAAAACGGATCCGTACGGACCATCCAGGAGGAACGGTGTTGCCATGGACCAGTACAACAGACTCATGGACGCACTCGCTCCTATCGCCCTTCCCCTCCGACCTTCTGAACTACTGCGCTTTGAGCGCAACTTCCATGGCGACGACTTCTGTACGAACGCGTTTCGCGAGGACATGCGCCGGTACTACGAGGACAGTTCGGCACCTATCCCTCCGAGGTACCCCGCGACGAGGACGGTTGTATCCTTGTTGAAGAGGCTCTAGACGGATGACGCGCTACATGGACGACTTCTATGTGGAGGGCGAGCTTGCGCCTTCGTGAGGACCATGCGGAGGACAGAGGCGATCAAAGAGGAGCTCCTTGACGCCGTTAGATACTTTGCTGGAGTCTAATGATGGATACGCGTTTCTGGACCCTCGGGGTGGCAGTCGTTCCACCTCGTTGCGTTCGAGAGCCCTCCGAGGAGGCGCGGGAGGTGCTGGACGACATGAAGGACGTCCCCCTTGTAAATTTTGCCGCACCTGACGACTCAGTTCGGACCACCTCCCAAGGCGCCCTACGGCAAGTGGCTCTATGAGATCCACAACATGGTCAACAACAAGCTGAGGACGCAATGTGCAGAGGATCCCAAGGTCATTAACCCCGGGTCCTGACCCCGACTTTGAGGAGGTGAAGGCTCAAGTACGACCGCATGAAGACCCCGGACGCCGTGCCGGGTACGTGACTTCCTCGATGGCGGTTTCGTATAATTTTCCTCCTCTCTCCTGAGCCGAAGGATATGTCAACTCAGCGAGAGTTCCTCCATCACCTGGCGAAGGCATATCCTTACCCTGAACTCCGCAAGGTGTTCCAGCGCTACCTCAAGGCACATGAGCCGAGCCTGACTCTAGCCAACGTGTCATATACGCACTGGATGTACGGACTCATGAAGGAGCTCTCAGAGGCAGTCAAGGTTCCTATCCGGTCTTACCGTGGATACATGGCGCACCTCGCCTACTACAAGAGCGGTTGCACGGGCAAGTCCTACAAGGGAAAAACATGTAGGCGTGTGGCGAAGGGCGTGTATACGAAGGACAGGAATCCTGCGTTGACACGTCGTGTGACATCGAAATGTCTACTGGGCGGTCGTCATTAATTGTTCTTTTTAGCTTTCCTTAAGGCTTCCAACTGGCGGATATGTTTGGCAGTGTAGATGGTCTTGCCTTGTGCCTTGATCTTGGGGTCCTTCTTAGACTCTTCTGCGTGTTTTTGGATCCATCGTGTGTGGGTATGCTTCTCTTACACGAAGGTACTTCGTTTTAATACTGCATCATACCAGCACCCTCCGGCATCCTGCCGTACCTCCACGGCGAGAGCGACGGGTACCGCGACGCTTGCGACCACCAACAGTGGCAGGGGTCAGAACAGTAGCACCTCCACGCTTGGCGGTCTTCTTGTAGGTCTTCTTGGCAAGCTTGAGGACCTGCTTGAGCTTGAGACCCTTGTGGGCACGCATGGTTGCCTTCACGTGAGCCATCCAGGTAGTAGAGAGTCCGCGACGACGGCGACCGCCGACAGTTGCAGCAGAGCTGGGGGGAGCATTGGGAGAAACATCAGAGGGAGGAGCAGACATTTTGTTAGTTCCGTGAGAAAGGAATTAAACTTCACCCAGAAACTTTGAGCGTAGAGGTTTTGGCTTTTCTACGAACCCCCCTCCCGACTTGTCGTATAAATTCCACTGGCAGCCAAGATATTTGGGACGATCGGGATTTGCATTCACTGTCCGTACCTCTGCTCTCAGGAGCTACAAGAGTGATGTGGTCGCGGTTGAACGCAACTAGTCCTGGCTCGTCGCGAGGATGAAGAGCCTGCTGATAGGAGAGTCGGCGGAGGTCCTCCTCGGACCAGGAAAGGTTGATCATAGGCTCGAGGTCTGTACCACGTACATTACCACCCGACGCGAGGACAAGCTTATTGGCGAGCTGATCAAGAGGGGCACGGGCAACTGGCTGTTCCGTCTTAAACAGGTGACGGCGGACGGTGGTGTTGAGATGGTGGGCGCATCTCGTTCGCAGTGACAGCCTTGTCCGTGTGGAGGACGATGGACAAGATAGAACGGGTCCTTGCTAGGGAAGGCGTCGTTGGTAATGTCTATACACATCTGCTCGAACGTAACGTTATCCTCTGCGTAGTTATATCCATCGTTCAGAAGGATGCTTGGCCACGACAGGATGATCCTGCTCGTCTGAGTAGACATGGGCCTCGTAGAGACGAGATCCACGTGCAAGAACAGTGGACAACGGTTCATAGACACCACCGGCAGCGTACGTAGTCACACAGAACGGTTCCGTGGTTCGAGAGGTAACATCGGTTCACCAAGGGTCTCGTCATAGAGAGATACCCAATAAAGAGCAGCAATACGACTGGCGAGGAGCACTTCCATTACTCTTTCTCGGATGATTTGTTTATCGTCGGCATCTTGAAGAGGAGGTTTCGGAAACGCGTTAATTACATCATCGGGAATACGTTCGTCCATCGGGAGGTTCATGAGGCATGCGTAGTGGAAATACAAACAATACATTCCACATTCCGAGATCCTTGTACTGGTGGCGTGTCTTGTTGAAGGTAAGCTTCATGGGATTCTTATGGACGCCGGTTGCATCCCATTGTTCCGCCCAACGCTTCATGAGTACCTTGATCTCAGGCTCTGGGCTTTCTGCATAGGAGTCGAAATAAGTAACTCGTGGATACTCGAGCTCCTTGCGTACGTCACAGAAGACTGCTACCCAATGTTGTCCGGGACCGTGCGTGTGGATCCGTGTTTACAACAATACCCACACGTTCCTTGCCTTTCTTGACTAGATCCGGCAGCTTGAGACTACAGAGCGTTGAGACGAGACATTTACGTGTCTCATCTTGGAGGTCAAAATCCATTGGAACAGTACCTAAGATATGCGTAGTCTCCGAAGACATCCACATAGTTCTTCTCCACAGCATCGATATCGTCACTTGACAGCCACTCTTCGCGATTCAATGTCCATTCCTTGGGTGCACGAGGACGACGCAAGAGACTGCTGACGATACACTCGGCTCGTCCGGTCTTACATTTCGCAGACAGACGACTCTGAAGCTCACGCCATATATCCTCTACAGGCTTTTTACAGGGAAATAGGTGTCTCCCGCGGATGTTCACCGGTTGTAGACCTCACAAAGCCGAGTAACCTCCTCTTCGTCAAACACAGACATCCTCTTGTTCAAAACGGACACATTGTTCTCCAGTGGGAGAGCACCAGTATCCATGGAATCCCTGAAACCCGTACTTTCGCAGTATCTCGATGTCAACCGCAAGCTTTCTGAGGTCAATGCTCGGGCAATTGACCTACGCGACGAGCGCTCGCACTCTTGAACTGGATCTCGCAGCCACCTATGCCGAAGCCCAACGTCGCGAACCGCTCCCCGATAAAATTGAATTAAAGTCATCCCAGCTCATCTTCCAAGTGAAGAAGCCTGGGGAATGGAAAAAGGGATGGACCCTGTCGAAGAAACAGTTGCACGACTATCTGCTTGAAGATCCTGCCCGAACACGGCGAGGATGTCATGCGTGAGATTGTGCGTCGCCACGAGCCGAAGCTCACAGCTACTGATTACTCATTTGAATTGAAACCGTTGGAGTAACTCACTTCAAAGGAACATAGTTCTTCGCGGGATTATATACCTTCTCGTTTGGTGCTTCGAGTGCCTTCTGGCATATCGCAGAGCATCTCTTGCAAGAGAACGGATTGCGTCAGGTGCGCTTCTTCAATCTGTTTGCCCGGTACAAACCCATTTTGGATTCGGATAAGATGAGCAGTCATCTGCTGATTGACTGTCAGAGCTCTGAGGGCGAGTGTGTGCAAAGGTTTTACCATCAATGGATATGCCTTTGGTGTGAGATATTTTTAAGTGCCTACAGACAAATGGCCCCTCTCGATGCAAATATCCTCGTTCCCGTGATTCTCTTCATCCTCCTCTCCCCTGGCGTGCTCTTGTCTCTTCCCGCTGGAGCATCTCGCCTCACTCAGGTTGTGACACACGCCGTTGTGCTCGGTGCGGTGTACTGGACTCTCCGCTCCGTCTTCCCTCAGTACTATTAAAACGGACATAGACACATCTAAGAGAAAAGCAGGTAATGGATACCTACTCTCCTTACAACTCTGCGAATCGATGGTTCACTGAACGCGACATCAGTATCATTCTTCACAAGCATGGACTGCCTCACTACAAAGTGCGCAATCCACGCGTGTTCCAGACGGCTATGGTTCACACCACATATGTACGTCGTACGGACTACACAACACCAGACGGACGACCGGCTCAGTTAGCACCTTGCCCTCAAGGGACCATGCCCCTCCAGGATGAGTCGTATGAATGTCTGGAGTTTGAAGGAGACTCGGTTCTTGGATGTTGTGTGGCTACATATCTTCGTAAGAAGTACCCTGAACGAAAGCAAGGATTCATCACAGATGCTCGCAAAGCCCTTGTGAATAACGAATGCATCGGAGGTACTCTCGAAGCAGCTGGGTCTGGATCGATTCTACGTCATCTCTCGGCACAACGAGGAGTCTCCCGCCATCGCTGGGCGTGCGAACCTCAAGAAGCTTGGGGATATCTTTGAAGCGTTCTTGGGCGCACTGCTGGACGGACTGTGGGCAAAGGTTCAATATCGTCTATACCTTCGTCACAACTGTCCTTGAGGCCTATCTAGACATCGAGGACATTGTGGCGGAAACCACGAATTATAAGGACTTGTTTCAGAAATACTGCCAACGCGAACTCAAGTGCACGCCAGTCTATGATATGCTCTCTAACGATCCAAAGACAAGCACAATCCGTGTAGCAGTCTGCGATGCCTCAGGAAAGCATATCGCATATGGCCATGGACCAACCCGCAAGAAGGCTGAACAAATGGCTGCTCGAGACGCACTTGCTGTCAGTGGAATCGATACTTCTTAGGAACACCAAGTAGTACCACAACCACCCCTGAACTTCTTCTGGGTAACCAATCGCTTCTTCTTATAACGCTTCATTGTGAGACCACGAGTATGGAGGACAGACTTGGTGCAGATAGCGATCGCAGCGGACTCCTTGGTTGACTTGGGACGAGCTTTCACCGTCTTGCGGACAGACTTGACGCACCGGTTGAACTTTTCTCCTACCTTGCTTGCCATTTGTCTCTGTGGCGAGAGAAGCTGCGGACGTGGAGGTAGATTTTATCCTCCGTCAGTATAAATACAAATGGGCGGTGGTCTACTTCAACTTGTCGCCTACGGTGCGCAGGATGCCTACATCACTGGCAATCCTCACATTACCTTCTGGAAGGTGCTCTACAAGCGTCACACTAACTTCGCCATGGAGGCAATGCGTGTCAACTTTACCGGCGCCCGCCTATGGTCAGCGTCTTGTTGCAGTTGTGAATCGCAATGCAGATCTCGTCTGGAAGACCTATGTAGAGATCACGCTTCCCGATACTACCAGCCCCAACTTGATCACTTGGAGCCCTGGTACTAGTCGTCGTATTGGCTACGCCCTCCTCAAGAAGATTGAGGTTGAGATTGGTGGTCAGATTATTGATACCCACTACGGTGAGTGGCTCTACCTTTGGGAGAACCTCACGGCTGACTACGACACTGCCGTCAAGTTGGACAGCCTGATGGGTGGTGATGTTCCAGGTACCAGGACATCCCCTAACTCTTGCCGTGGCCGTCCTCAGGTGCTCTATGTGCCTCTCCAGTTCTGGTTCAACCGCAACCCTGGCCTTGCTCTTCCCTCATCGCCCTCCAGTACCACGAAGTTCGCTTCAATATTTACCTCGGAAGTGCACTCGACCTCGTCCAGGGCACTGCTGGTTCTTCCGGTACCATCTCATCCCAGGCTGCTCTCCTCCCCGCTCCCAAGGAGATGTGCCTCTACCTCGACTACATCTACCTCGATGTGGATGAACGTCGTCGCTTCGCACAGGAGTCTCATGAATATCTCATCGACCAGGTGCAGCGTGGTATCCCCCAGACTATCACCACCTCCTCTGCTCGTATTGACTTGACCCTCAACCACCCTGTTAAGGAACTCGTATGGGTCTTCCAAGATGCTCGCAAGGTCGACTGCTCTTCTGATAGCAGCATTGCTCTCGGATATACTCCGCCCATTCAGCTACGATGATATCGTGAACCGTTGCCGGCTCCAGCTCAACGGTCAGGATCGCTTCGATGAGCGTTACGGCGACTACTTCTTCAAGGTACAACCCTTACCAGCACCACACTGGTGGCGGTTTCTGGCCTACAATTGGGTCATCCGTCCAGAACGCCGGTGCGGTTCTTGCAGGTAATGTTGTCATCGCTGCTGGTAGTATCACTGGAAACGTGCTGAATGTAACTACCCTCACGTCAGGCGTGATCACAGAAGGCATGCTCATTGTCGGTGAGACTGCTGGTGAGGTTCCTCTCAACACATATATCGTAGATTATGGTAATGGTAACGGTGGCACTGGTACATACCAGATTAGTACAACAGTAGGTGCGACTGAGAACAGTGACCCTCACAGCATCTGGAGGTGTTGCAGCATGCGGTATTCCCTGCCAACGTTCAACAGGATAGCTTTGGCACGATCAACCCCATCAACGTTTATTCCTTCGCCATCAGCCCCGAGGAGCACCAACCATCCGGTACTTGTAACTTCAGCCGCATCGACAATACGACCCTCGTGTTCGATAGTGTGCAGTCCACGGGTGCAGGAACGTTCCCCAGCAAGAGCTGCCCCTACTACTTCCGGTCCTACGCGGTCAACTACAACATCTTCCGCATCATGTCCGGTATGGGTGGTCTGGCATATTCTAACTAAACTTGTAAATGAAGATATTGATGTTGATAATTTCGAGCGATACCTTTCCAGTGTAGCGCTCGTCATAGGGAAGTATGGAGGACCTACATGAGGTCGCATGCCGATATTGATTGTTTCTTTATTCAGTATAATCCGTTGATGTTCGTACCAACACGAACGAGATGACTTAACCCTTCGAGGACGAGAGAGATACGATACGATATTAGCTAAAACAGTAGACGCACTTGCCTACTTTCTTCCGCGGGCGTCGTATACACATGTAGTTAGAACGAACTTGTCTTCCGTTTGAGATTTTAAGAATCTTATTCGATTTCTCAAGGATCTCCCGAACACTCGTCTCTATGCCGGTATGCCTCTAAGAGAAGGAGGAGCATGTGGTGCGGGTATTCTCTTCAGACAGAGACGTTGCAGAACTCCTTGTCGCAAATCGCAAAGTACTCCTCTCGATAGGTACGATAGATGACGTTGATATAGGGAAATTTCTTAAGGCGTTCGGCGTTCCGTTGACACTCTCACGCCGTGTTGACTTTCTCAGTCTAGATCACTATATCGAGCACAATGACAAGATTCCAGAAGGAACCTTTCATTATCGAGTCAAACATCCAAACTCCGACCAAAGACTTGAAGAGCCCGAGATGATGCGACGTAACCCTTCGCGAGAAGATATATACTCATTAGACCTCAGCATCCATTTGACGAAGAAGGGCTTCTTGACGACTTGCAGAGGTGTAGCGACGACACTCATATGCAAAATAGGATAAACAGCAGAGGATAGAGGCTCCGAACATGGCGAGTCCAGAGATACTCCCGACATAGACAGGATCCATTACTTCAAAGAAACCTATATACCAATAAATGGGTATTCCTCGTATCTATTGGTATGTACTCTCATCGTGATGTTGGAAACGCTCGCGATGTCTTGCTTCAAAAAGAGCATTGATAGTAACGCCTTCTTTGCGGTAGGCGTCTTATTCTATGCCGCAGTAGGGTATCTCTTACACTATGACCATGAATGCATCGGGCATGGCGATGACGACTGCACTCTGGTCTGGCTTCAGTGTCTTAGCAACAACTGTAACCGGTATCCTTTCTTTAAGGAGATGCTCCACGTTCACGACTACTTTGCAATTGCTATGATCGTAACTGGAGTCATGATTCTTAAGACGACGGAATAGGGTATGGTTCGCGGCTAAGACGGTTTGACGCAATAACTCGGTATAGGAACATAGGTCGAAGTTCATCAATTCCATCGTAGGCAATCATTATACACCAATCAGGGTCTCCTCCATTTAGTTCATACCACTTTGCAGGACCAAAGATTGCCTGCTCAGCAGCAGCGAACGTTACAAACATACGACAATCCTCGTATGTGATTGCTCTATGAGGGACTAAGATATAGAGCATTGTTATTTAGAATGAAGATCAATCTCTGTAACTTTTGTATTTGGAGCACATGCTCCAATCCCAAGGGTCTGCTGTACCATGACGGGAACTGGACCTTGTCCAGGGCATTTGGTGTGGTCGTACCCGAGAGTGACCCATCTCGTGACTGACCATAGACGTCGATACTCTTCAAAGAGGGAGCTTGCTCTTGGGTGCACCTCGCATCCATCTATCCGCATTAAGCCATATATCAGTCCCTCCAAGAATAGCACAGGACAACTCATCTTCTACGCATCCAGCGTCCTTGATTGCCTGCTTGCTTGCTAGGCGATGACTTCCGCAGGTCCTGACGAGGCATACTCGAACGTATGCCACTGTGCCCAACCATTTGGGTCATTCAAGTAGATAGTCACTTCATCGCGGAACTGGTTGACCGGATACTTGACATCAGGATCGACCTGGGTTCGAAACCGGACGGTCTTCATTGTCTTGAACTCAAGAATTTCGCGGCTTCACGGCTTACACCTTGTGGTCCATACAGAACAAGGATGAACACTGTGAAGCGTGTCTGCTGTCAACTTCCAATACTCTCGAAGAGCCTCTGTGAAACTGGTTGTGTCTATCGCGAGCCTGCCTTCCGTCATCTGGCTTGCAAACAAGCATTGAAGACCGAGTGTGCTGCACCTTGTTACCCTGAGCCTTGTCCTTGTTCGCCCAAAACGGACTCGAAAGCGAAAGGAAAAACTACCTATAAATACTATCATGAAGTGTTCGCACATCAAGAAGAGACTTCAACTCGGTCTCAGCTTTCCATGCACATGTGAGAAGACTGTACTGTTTGACTGTCGTTTACCAGAGGTCCATACGTGTCCTACTCCTCCCAAGAAGCCTCTGGTTCTCCCCCGGCGGTGATTGCCCCGAAGGTTGAGAAGGCTCTAGCCTCTTCAAACCGATCCATCAGCTTGTTCATAATGCGACTCATCGCGGCGGTAACCAATGGCGTATCTGAGAACACAAGCGTAAGGGGTTGGATCGCCTTCAATGACCTTCAATGAGTCAATCCGGCGATGGGGAGTAGGAGTTGCGCCGCATGACTCAATGGTGATGAGCCAGCGGCGGGGGTTCTCGGGGTCTTGTCTAACGGTCTCATGAAAGGTCTGGAGGTCCCAGTTCGTTCATGGTGTCGTAAACTGCGTTGTGTGGAGAAGCGCATAGTAACGGTTTGCGGAGAGGGGTAATGGAAAATGGTTAATGTAGTTGTTTCCCGTTTTGAAGAGGTTACTCCCAGGAGAAGAGGGTGACGCATTCGTGTTCAGCACAATCACGGCACATCTGACCCAAGTCAGTCTTCACTGGGCAGATCCGGTGGCTGAGGCACATACAGCAATCCCGGAAGGGGACGCCGTTACGCACCAAGTGACCCCGTACTGCAGCCTGAATCCTGACAGCAGAGTCCGCGGATCCGGCTTACGATACGCTTGATATCGTGACGGATCCACCGCTGCTCACCTGCAAGAGCCGCCTCCTTAGCCAGCTGCGAGTAGAGAGCCTTCCATGGGGCAACAAGTGCCTCCTCTGCTTCCTCCTCCACCTCCATCTGGCGCTCGGTCCAGTACGCAGCAACGCCGCCACCGACCAGGCCCATTCCGGAGCCTTTCATCCAACTCAAGCCAGTCAGTGATGTCATCACCAAACTTAGCAAGGCTCCTCCACCATCTCCTTCCAGAGGGCGAAGTCGATCTCGAACTCCGTCTTCTGGCGAGGCACCGGCACAGGCTGGCTCTTACGAGCTCGCATAGGCCGCACGTTCGCGGTCCATACGCTCAATGTAAGCCAAGCAAGGCTTCACCTCCTTTCCCCTCCACTCCCGGATCAACCGGGCACACTCCACCTTCCACTCCGACGCACTCATGCGAAGACACGCGCCAACATTAACTCTCTCCTTCCACGCGATGAGGTCGTACCACGACCTGAGAACTCCCTGGGCCAGCCATCCCGCTAAGCGCGGTGCCAGCCCCAAGAGCAAAACTAAGGGTTGCCATTGTGACACGGACCCCCTTCCCTGGCTCTCACGAATCCGTTTTGGAGAGGCCCCCTTCCAGAATGGAAAAGGAATGGGTCACGCAATGGGGCTCGTGCCCCTGGATGAGCCGTTGGCTATCCGTTGGTGAACCTAGTACTCGTCGTGGTAGTTGCAGTGGCAAGGTCGTACCTGATACAAGGTCCCGTGCCGCCCGCTCAAGGGCGTCAGGACCCTCATAGGTGAGGACCCTGCCTCCGCTGACGTCACGCTCGATTCCGCCGCCGTTGGACCTCTTGGGGAGGAACTGGAGGTGCTTCAGCGGATGCTGAAGGCGGTGGTGTAGAGCTCCCGGAAGCCGGAAGGGGCGGGATCACTGACACTGGGTACTCCGGTCCAGAGGTGGACAAGAGACTCGTGTGACTGGAGCCTTGTAATCGGCATACTTCTCTTGAGTGTAGTAGAAGGTCGTCCAGGTACTGTCTTGGTAAGCCATTGGGTAGTAATGGAGTTGAAGCTCAGTCTTATAGACTTTCACACCGTCGAAGCCTTCCAGAGTCTTAACTGCCACTGGACGAGCTACAACGCTGAAGTCAGTACCGAACAGAAGGGCAAGACGACGAAGCAAGTCAGTCTTCCTGACCAGGCTGTGAATGGTGACTGGACGAGTCTTCCACAACCAGTTCCACTCGTAGTACACAGACGTCTCAGCGTCGCAGTACTGGTCAACAAGACCAATGGACCGACTCGTAACCATGACGGCGAAGGTGTCCTTGAAGCTTCTCATAGTCTTCACGTGGAATCTTAGGAATGAAGGTGGTGTGGTAAGACCACAAGGGAATCTGAAGGTCTTTAAGACGACTTTGCAAGACTTGATGACATCAATAAGCTCGGTCTTGAAGGGTTTGTCTACAACCTTCGAACTGGTAGCGAAGGTAGTCGTAGAGCAGGTCGCTGGCGGCTTGAAGGCGCTGTGCCTCCGATCTCCCAGGAGCGGGTAGACCAGGCGGATTGAAGCTTACTGTTGCTGAAGAGAGACATACTGTAGGGGGTACCGGTCAGCCTTGGAGGACCCTCACGGATCCGTTTTGGCGAGGTGGAGGGTTGCGGTAACTATTCTTCCGCAACCTTCGCCCTAGAACCACCCCGGCCAACTCTTCAAAACGGAAGCTGGCTCGTCAGGGAAAGTGGTCGGTGTCCTAGTAGCACAAACAAGTCAAGCACCCCGCCCAGACTAGTTACTCGGATACCCCACCCCAAGCTCTTCAAGTCAAAGCAAGATGTCTCTCGTCCAGCTCATCAAGGATCGCCTCACTGAGGCCATCATCAAGGTGTCAGGCGAAAACCCAGCGTTAGATCGCGAGGGTGAGCCTGACTGCGGAGGAAGCGCGTGACTCGTTCATTGCGCTCTTGATGGCAGAGCTGTTCCCCGAGCACGGGAACGAGGCTGCTGCTGTCGTGGTGGTACCTGTGGTGGAGCCTGTGCCCGTTGGCGCCTGTCCCTGAGGCGTCGCCGGCCAAGAAGCTCACCAAGGAGGAGAAGGAGGCAGTAAAGGCTGCTAAGGAGGCCGAGAAGGCCGCTGCTAAGGCAGCAAAGGAGGCGGAAAAGGCAGCAAAGGCGGAAGCCAAGGCTGCTAAGGAAGCCGAGAAGGCTGCAGCCAAGGCTGCCAAGGAGGCCAAAGCAGCATCCCCTAAGAAGTCGCCTGAGGAGAAGGCTGCTGAAAAGGAGGCTGCCAAGGCCGCCAAGGAGGCTGAGAAGGCTGCTGCCAAGGCTGCTAAGGAGGCTGAGAAGGAGGCTGAGAAGGCCGCCAAGCTCGCCGCCAAGGAGGCTGAGAAGGGCTGCTAAGGAGGCTGCCAAGGCTGCCAAGGAGGCCGAGAAGGAGGCCAAGAAGGCAGCCAAGGTCGCCCTCCCAGCCTCTCCCAAGCCTGCTGAGGGTAATGTCCCTAAAATTGACCCAACCTGGCGTAAGCTGTTGAAGGAGGCTGATAAGGATCATGCTAAGGAACTGGAGCCTGAGTTGCTCAAGTACCTTAACAATATCACAAATGCAGTCTTCAACGATAAGCCCGCCCGCCAACACGTTGCTGAGTTCATCGCATCGCGTCAGGCTGTAGCAGAGCCAGTTGAGCCTGCTGGTCCGGTTGATTTGGAGGTGGTGGAGTTCAATGGTCAGGATCACCATGTAAACCGCGAGACTAAGCGGGTGTATGAAGGTGTGATGGGGGAAGACGGTGATCTGAAGATTACTCGGCCCGTCGGGTATGTAGGTATGGCGGATTTCAAGGACATGGTTCTGGATGAGGAAGATGATGAAGTAAGCCCAGGTATGTCGTTAGTTGTGTATAATGTTAATGTCGTTAGTCCTATTTATTTTCCATTAGCACTTCTTCACACAGTTTGGGTCTCCAGACGCTGAAACAGAATCAGGAGGCTCTGGAACGCATGAACTCACCCAAAGGTGGCTCTGTTGCCGGTAAATGTCTGACCGTTCACTGAGTTCTGAGCTGCGTTCACAATCGTGTACTGACGAATCAAGGACGTCCAAGCTCTCTGCAGAAGACTGTTGACGGACTACAGTTGGGATGATCGTGTTGGTATCAATGGCGATCTGAGTAACACCATTGTCATCTTTTGCATAGACTGTGAATGACTTACTTCCGATAACAACTGGCAGTACCACTCAGAGTTGCTGTCAATGGATCGAACGACAGACCTCTTGGTGGCGTTGCAGAGTCTACAAAGAAGTAGACCCTTCCTGTTCCAGAAGCAGAGAAGGTAATCGTACTGATAGGGACGTACTGATAGAAGAGGAAGCTCGTCTGACTTGGAGAGGTGACAGTGGGTCCGTTTGGAGGCAATGCGTTAAAGCCAAGAGTAACCGTTGTACGTCCCGTTCGTGAACGTAGTTAGACTTGAACCCATGAAGGATTGAATCGACGTCGCTTCGATGGATAGACTGGATCCGTATACGTGGTCCATCCAGTTGTCATGTCTGTTCCGATACATGTCTTAAGATTATAGGAGGGTTACAGATGAAAAATCAACGATTTTTATGAGAACATACCAGTACGAATCGTCCGTCCAAATCGAGTTCACTTGAGGAAGAGGCAATCCAAGCCCTGTTAAAAAAACTGAAAAGGTGATCCCTGGAAGTGTAATGCGACTCCATGAACTTCCATTGTCCGAGTACGCAAGAACTGTACTCACCGAAATCGATGACCTAGCTCTTAGACCTGTTGCTAACCAGTCTCGTTCCATCGTATACAACTAGGGAGGCTGCAACATCAAACGGAGTTGATGCAAGACTCCAAGTTTCTCCTTCATTGTCAGAATAAATAATCGTATCTGCAGGAGGAGTTGTCACATCATTATAGGCGGAACCAAAGCTATAATACCTTGATCCAACCGCAACCCAGCGAGAGGCAGAGACTTCGATAGATGCTACTTCTTGTCTAAGAAAAGCACTTGATAAACTCCACGTGAGACCACCATCAACTGAACGTATGAGCGATGCACCACTTAATAATCCAGCACGTCCTCCTCCCAGTAAGATTACATCGTTTTTCTTTGCGTATTGCAGCACCTCTGTATGTAAAATAATTCGTTACAAAATCATTCTGCCGAGGTGGTGTAGTTGTAGTGGAAACCAACGTCCAAGAGAGTCCATCATCAGACGAAGAATAGAATGCAAGGCGTTCCGGGAGTTGGATCTGTTCGCACTCCTACCGCATACCATTTGGAATCATTAGAATCATAAATTGCCTGATAGACTGTATCAAATCCATCTCCTGTGAATGGGGTATACTCCCATGAGAGTCCATTCGTGCTCCTGTATAGAAAGAGTTAGCTGTAGCGATTAGATACACGTTAGAGTCTACAGACGTATTTTTTAGACTAAGGTTTGTTCCTCCAATTCCTCCTTGTGTCCACAATGCATACGTACTATCGTCATTTGTCCAGAGGGTTTGATTGGCTGTATCGGTTGTATTCGCTACAAGAAGAAACGAACGTTTTACGATGACATTCGAACCGGTAAATGTAGCAGGCAATGTACCAGTCAGTAGACCTGCACTGGCGGTAATCGAGTAGTTCAATGTATTGGACGAATAGAGAGTACCAGGTGGAAGCCGATATCAATGTTCCACTGATAATCCCTGTCGATGGTGCAATCGAAAGATCATATGTCGGTAAGACCGCAGAAGCAGCAAAGTTACTAAGAGAAGTACCGCTATAGGTAAGACTGTCAATATCAATATTTACTGAGTCATTTGGCTCATACGTGTATGACGAACCTACTGAAAAGAGGACTGCGTCAGGTGTAATCGAGTAGTCATATGACTTCGTCTCGTTCATGTAACCAGTGGATGCTATAATATTGAACGATCCACTCACGTCAACGTTCGGAATTCCAGAGATCTTCCCAGTCGTAGAACTGATAAACCTGATGGCATTCCAGAACCATGAAACGATATAACGGGACGTTCGGAGAGAGTCGTTGCAGTCAACTGATAGGCGTAATGGCTTTGTTCTGAATGAACGACAGCTGAGCACTTGTAGGCTGGCTAAAGGAGATATCATCATTCAGAATGGCAAATTGAAAGGAACGCGATGCTGTAGCAGGTGTTCCTACCGCACGTTGCAGTAACCGTCGCAGTCGTAAGTGGTGTAACGGTAGACGGGACGCCAACAAGCTGGACTGTATTGGAAGAAATATTCGATAAGGAAAGCCCAGTACCAGCAAGACCAGACGAGCTGAATGTCACTGGCTTTCCGGAAGCCGCAGTTCGCACTGAACTGGATATTGGTTGTGTAGTAACCCGCGAGTGCAAGCGAGGATGGACGAGACAGTACAAAATTATAGCAAGTGTCTATACCAGTGATCGTAACTGTATCATTGGTAACTGTAATAGGAACAGAAATATCACGCGAAACTAAATTTGAGTTGATAGCACGAATTGTATAGGACGCTGAACCAGTTGAGGTAGGGGTTCCTGTAAGATAACCACGTCCGGTTCCAGCAACAAAGTTGATTGATAAATCAGATCGAAGATCAGGAGAGATTATATTCGATATAGCAGAACCAGTGTTCTTGAAATATGTTTGTGCACGGAAATAGGTAGCACTTGGATCCAAGGCTACACCATTGTAAAGTGTAGGTACATACGGACTATCAAACAACACCGTCTCTCCCGAAGGCAAACGTGATTGCCTCACTATTGCTAATCTGAGGGAGAGGGTTGGTACGAGTGGCTGTAAAGGTCACTACATTCGATGTAATCAGTGCATCACGGTATGCGTTCGCTGCCGTTACCGTTGGAGTTCCTGTAACAACAAGCGTTGAGGAAGCATCCGATGGCGTGAAGGGAGATGTCTGCGTATTCCCAGAGCTATCCGTTACCGAGATTCCATCTGGAACTCCGAACCACGAGTATCTGAAGAGTTCCCCCGCCTGGATATGGAGGATATGCTGCTGTAATCACACGATCGGAATAGCGGCGTACCAATCGTCATATCATTGACAATTGGACTCCCAGTTAGGCTAAGAAGGACGCGTTCGTTACTGATCCAGAGAGTCCAAACTGAGACGTGATGATTTTACCAAGATCGGCTCCTGTCGCCTTTCCAATTATCAAGGTAGTTGCTCTGTGGCACAGTAACAAGAGGAGTTCCAGTGACGGTGTAGATATTCGAGGTCATTCGACGTATAGGTAAGACCAGGAGGAAGAGTTGGGACTGTAGTAGGGGTTGAGATTGCAAATGGAGCAACCAACGAAATTGGGGTAATCGGTTCGCTTTCTTGTAGAAGGGCAAATATCCTCCCATCATATCCATTCCCAGATGCGTCTAAGAACCTCCCAGCCTTCACATTCACGGTATTACTGCTGGTTAGAACTGTAGACCCTGCTGTGGCCGTTACAACAAATACAGGAGCTGTTCCTGCGGTCATTCCGTTGCTCGACGTTGGAAAAGACTACGTCGGTCAAATTATTGACAATGTAGCCTGGCGGAATACCAGAACTATTGCTCGTTGTAAGCGTATACGTTCCCGGATCGGGATTGGATATCGTATACGAAAACGGTTCATACACATAAGTCGTCAACGAGTTGTTGGCGAACGGCAATATCGTGCTCATTACTTATTCTTCGGGACTAAAGCTTTAACCACCTTCCGCTTCGATTTCTTCTTTTTAGGTGCTTCTTCCTGTGGGGGCTCTTCCGTCAGGAGGAGGTGGACGCCATAATTTCTTGAAAGCGTTTCTGGGCTTCTTCAGCAGGAAGATCACGATAAACCATATCGAGTTTCAACTTCATACGGTTGTAGCTGGCGTCCATATTCTTCACTGCGAACGTTTCGTGTGGCACTGTACCACACCTGGGGCTCGAAAGGTATCCGTTTCTCTTGCTCTTGCTCAGCTATCGCAGTAGCGTTGTACTGCACGTAAAGGAAATATGCAAACCCCCCAAGGACGAGGGCTAAGAGGATCCAATTAAACAGCATGCTGGTTTCCTGTACCAACTGCTTCTTGCGTTCCAACAGCGAGCTCTCCACTCGTCCTAGGTCGAAGGCACTCACGAGATGGTTCATTATCGTAGACCGCACCAAGAAACGCAAGAGTCTTACGCGTCCAAGGACTTAGCCCCCCGCAAGGACAGATGCGGATTTTCTGTGGAAAAACAAACACCTGACGGATAGTGTTGTTCACTTCCTCGCGTGTCTTCCCATGAAGGCAGACGTGGAGCACTGTTTCCGAATACCCAAGGAGATCCATTGTTTATTGGTTCCAGCTTACCGTAAGATGGTTTTTCGCATCCTTGGAGACCTTGTATGCGGGAAACCATTGTCGGACCATTCCTGTGAGAATGATCTCTTCTTCATCGATCTCGAAGATAACTGCGTTCGTAATTACGTCGTTTTGCATCTGCGATGGATCGTTCCATCAGTCGCTTCAGGTCTTGTGTTCGAAAGAGGTGGGGTTCCATTGAGGTATAGAATGTATACTATAGACCGGTTCGTTTTACGCCCTCCGTGTGCGGTGTGTTCCGAGCCCGAGTTCCCTTGCCTTTCCGAGAGCGTCCTCCCTTCTTCTTTCCCTTCTTTGGCTTCTTTAATTCTTCTAATTCCTTCTTCAACTTGTCACGATTCTCATGGAGTTCAGGAAGATTCCTTCCATCTTCTTCTCCGGTTTCAAAGGCATGTTGGGCTGCGTCTAATCTCGCTTGTCAGCCTACGGATCTCGCCTTCTTTTCTTGAAATAGCAGCACTCACACTCATTTATATTTATGCCAGAAGAATTCAAACTCTGATGTGTAGGGATTCTTCTTGAATGCATCCAGAATGCTAGGCTGGTTCCGCTGGATATTGATATCCTCCTGGAGAGGCACCAGATATTTGGTAGAGCCCTGTTGAGCTGCCGTAGGAGGCTGACCACCGAAGGTCTTGAGAGGAGCCTCAAACGAGCGAGAGTTGACAAGAAGGTTCTCGTCACGATGAGTCTGGACGTTGAACGCCTGCTGTCCGGCAGCCACGTTGTTCATACCGCCCACAGGTCCAGCAGGTGGAGCACGACCTTCCACAGTGAGCTTCATAAACTCTTCGAATGGTTCTGTGAAGGAGCGAATATACGAGAGGTAACCACCTGCAGCAGCTTGTGCGGTTCCTTCGTACTCTACTGCTGTACTCTCGCGGTTCTGGAGCTTCATCAGTAGAGGTAGGATATACAGCTGCAGCAACTTGCTGACCAAGTGTCGTATTGACGTGGGGAAGAGAGCCATCGGCTGCCTGGAGGATCTGGAAACGATCGGGACGGTTCTTCTTGACAGGTGCCTGGAGACCCATATCGGTGATGGAGTGCAGAACCAGGAACAGGGTCCGCAGTATATGTGAGCTTGGGCTTGTTGACTGTACGGATCTCATCTGTCGTCCTAGGAAGTGCGTACTCACGAATAGAGTCCTGCTGGTAGCCTCCAGAGGGAAGATTGGTGTAACCGTCATTGACACCAGGACCCACCTGAACCTGCTCAATTGGGAACACATTCTTCATCGAAAGAGAAGTGACCATACGTGACTGCTCAAAGTCAGTCTCAACCTGCTTACCGAATGGGAGACCAGTCGCCACCTCTGGCTTGAAGAAGGCAGGTGCTTCTTCTTTGTGGAAGAATGTGTGCTTACCAGATCCAGTATATGTATCGAGGACGCCATCGGTTGCTCCGCTGTAGGTTGATTGCGTGACTCCCGCACCCAAAGAAAGGTACCATGTTGTTATGTCCTTCCGTTGCCTGGATCACAGTGACCTTATCAGTGTCATTGAAAGGCAGTGGGCTCAGAAAGGTCTCCTTAGGATCGATCTTTCCTGCCTTCTTCTTTTCTTCGTTCAATGTCCGTTGTTCAGCTGCAATCTGAGGAGAAAGTGCGTACCCCAGTGCCGCTAGTCCAAGTAAGAGAGCAACCTCCATCTTTATCTTTGACAATCAGAACAAATTTAGAGGCAGAACCCGGAGAACAACCAGCGACATAGCTCAGCGGTTAGAGCGTTGGGCTCATAAGGGGTTGCCCCGAATTACCCAAAGGTCCATCGATCGAAACGATGTGTCGCTAACTTTGCTCTCGTGGCGTAATGGTAGCGCATGGGGTCTCATGGCGAAGGCCTACAGTAGCCCAAGGTTGCGGGTTCGAGTCCCGCCAGTGCACACCGTTCTATTTTTGCTCAGCTGAGCTAGTAGCACGCTGTGTATTTTCATTCCGACTTGCCTGATTCATCTCAAACACAGGGAACTGCGTGAGCCTGAGGCTTGAAGAGCATCCATTGGAAAGGCCAGGACACTTCCACGCCTCCTTTTGCCGTAGGAAGGTTCGCCTGCTGTTGAAACCGTTCACGTGTATACTTCTTTGGCTGGACAATCACGTTCTCCATCTTAAAATGTGAAGAGGAAATAATGTGGGAGCTCTTGCTCATCGCCATACTTTTGGCGTTCTTAGCTCTGAAACAGCCGTGAAACGTTCACGGTAAAATATGGGAAATCCCTTCGATGACGAAGACCTTCTTTCCTTTGATAAGGATGGAAAGGGAACTCGTATCTTCAGCATAACACCCGACACATGCCCGTTAGACAAGCCTGAGTTGGATGCTGGGTTGTGTTATGAGCAGTGTGAGGAAGGATACAATGGTATAGGCCCTGTATGTTGGGTGAAGAGTAAAGATATCGGTATTGGTATCATTCCCTATCTGCAGTGGTACAAGGAGAAAGCAGCCTCATGGGGGAGCGTAGGATGTACCCGTGGACGGTCGTTCCGGTTCAGCGGATATGATCGATCGTTATGAGTTTGATTTATGGAAAGCTCAGACAGGTATGCAGTGAAGACCGTGAGAACGTGACTGGTCTCTGCTGCAGGCAAAATGTCCAAAGGATCTCCCTAATCGCATTCCTGGTATGCCTTATCTCTGTGCAAAGCTCACTCGCGGACTTTCCTATGGACGTGGAGTTGGAGAAGTTCCTCCTATTTTCCACTTTGGTGCTTAACCTGACAACATAATACCACTACCTGTTATAGGTTCCCATGAACCAGTATCACATGGAAGCTTGCAGCGGAACATGTTGTTGCTTGGATTCGCTCCATATACGTATTCCTTACCTACATCAATTGACTTGAGTTTCCCTGCAATCTGTTGCCATCCCCCATCTGCACAAGGTGCCTTGCAACGGTAAATATCGTTTAGCGAATTAACAGTCCAAACGTAATCATTTGGTCCAATCTTCGCACTTGTTCCTGGGTCACCCTTTGGTCCAGTAGCTCCTGCAGGTCCAGCGGGTCCGGCGGGTCCAGCGGGTCCAGGTGGCTCCCGCGGGTCCCTTCTCTCCCTTCTCTCCACGGAGACCGAATGGTCCGTTGGGCGCATAATTACCAGATGGATTGGCCGCTTCAACATACGCAGGATCCGCAACCATATGTTCCACGAGCTTTCCAAGGTCCTGTTTGAACTGCTTGCCGTACGATGGCAGGAAAGAGACACTTCCGCCCATAAACCCTTCTACAATCTTCCGCCCTTGTGCGACCGTGCGACTCACAGGATTGGAATCATACCCACTCCATTCACTGCGAGAGAAGGGTGACAACTTCATCGTCTTGATCATCTCTTTGAACTTGTTGACCATCTCATCAAACTTCTTGCGGTCTGTACCAGGGAGAGGAGAAGGAGGAGTAAACTCACCGGGGGGCTTGAAGCCAAAGCAGTTTACGCCAAACTTGAGCGTAGGGTCAAAATAACCACCGTTAACACCTGGGCGACCACATGCAGTACGTTTACCGGGATCTACCTCACGCTGGAGTTCTGTCCACGTGTTCTTCTGTGTAGGGATAGAGTGCCATACCTCCCGCAGTCCAGCCGTAGCCACACCACTCGGCACCAGAATTATATGCTTCGATGATCTGCTCGAGGGTTGCGAGTTGGGCACCAAAGGCTGCACAGACAGCAGGAGCCTCGTCATATGTGAACTGATTCTGACTAATATGGAAGACCTCTGAACCAACCATTGGACCGCCGCGAGGGGTGTTCGCGGGGATGGGAGCTTCCGCAGGTGCCTTTCGCTTAGGACCAAAGATACTCTCAAGGGTGATGAATCCGTAGTAGAAAAGTACAGTAATTATGAGAGCAACCACCGCCCAGAGAACGAGGACGGCAAGGATTGATCCAGTGGAAAAGAGGACAAACAAAGTAAGTACGACGCCAAAGATGGCGACGAAGATACCATATAAATCTGCAGTCATAAGCTCAGGCACTCCATCCACTACAGCCGCTGGGCTCGTAGTGGCAGACCCTGCGTTCTGGGTTGTCGTCGCAGTGGACGTTCCACTCGGTGTTGTGGACATTCTTGCTTATTCATTGAGACGATAATACAGCAGAAGACGCATATTGTCTGCGAGTGGGAAGAAGTTGGCTACGTGTGCTTGAACATGGCTGTCATCCAGACGGTACCACGGTTGACCTGGGGGAAGGTTACGACCCCATGTGAACCAGTGTCCTCCTGTGAAACATACAACCGACATGAGTGCGTAACGATTCTTATTCAGCACAAGGATTGGCGTATAGGCTGCAGACGTGCCGACGGATGTTTGGTGGAACATGAGGATTTGAGGGAACTCGGCGAGGAGCAGCTGCTTGGTGCAACCGAGCTCTTTCCACAATGTTCACACTTCCAATCTGGGATGGACATCGGACGTACTGCTTCTGCGATCGCATCCGAGACTGATTGTTTTTTCTGAGATGGGGGCGATGCTGAACTCGGTGAGCGTGTCAGGCTTGATCTCTTGGTGGGTGCAGTTATTACACCGGATGGAGTTCGCTACCTTGAACCGCATGAGTTTATCAAGGAAGGGAACCTTGTCAAGGAGGAAGTCGATGAGCTCATGAGAGTCACCGATGTCCTCGCCTGCGGGCATATGGGGTGATGTTTTGACACATTCGTAGAGTGCCTTGAGTCCTTCTTCTCCCTTACTTCCCCAGATTTCAGAGAGGCACACTTCGACAGGGATTCGAGTGTCCTCGTTCGTTATCATTGAAACGACTCTGGAGGTCGGGGATGCGGAAGACCGCTTGGAGGGCTGCGTTGATCCAACAGGATCCATTCTTGTTGCGAAGACCGAACATTCTTTACTTCTGGAAGGCTGAGAAATCTGTTAAGAATGGAACTGGTTCCGTTTTGGAGGAATAGGACGAGGGCGAGAAGGCCTGTGCAACCCGATAAGGATCTGGAATTACATCCATATCTCCTGGAGTCCTCGAGAATGGGAAATATCGAGACATTTCGTCGGCTCCCATCGAAGTCTTTGATGGAAGAGACCCGTCTTGTGTGAGTGTCCAAGTTCTTAGAGGGTTTTTGAATACCTGCACCGGGGATGCGAGTAGAAGTATCCATGAGCCCTCCCAGGAGTTCTGGATATACGTTGGTCTGCGAGGTATCTCCATTTCCGTTTCCAGAAAGGTCACCGCCTGTCTCCGGTATAAATGCGGACCAAACACCTGACGGAGACGACTTCGATGAACCGCCTGAATTAGGACCCCAGCTCGATGTAGAGGACCCGCCAGTTGTAGTACCAGAGCTAGCACGACCACCAGCACCACCAGCAGCACCAGCAGCACCCGCAGTACCAGAGCCAGAGCCAGAGCCAGCAGCACCAGAGCCAGAGCCAGCAGCACCAGAGCCCAGCAGCACCAGAGCCAGAGCCAGCAGCACCAGCCAGCAGCCAGCAGCCAGAGCCAGAGCCAGAGCCAGCAGCACCAGAGCCAGAGCACCAGCAGCACCCAGCAGTAGCCAGAGCCAGAGCGAGAGCCAGCAGCACCAGCAGCACCCGCAGTACCAGTGGTAGAGTTAGACACGAGATAACCGGCGTTCTGTCCTAACTCTGCAAGAGCAGCAGCATATCCTCCTCCCGAAGTTCCTACTCCACTCTGACCAACGAAGTAAGTGGTCAAAATGTCCTTCTCGATCATCTTAATATCAGAAGCACGAGCATCCACGAAGGAATTCACTTGCTCCTTTGTGATCGGAGTCGTAGCTGGTTTGAACGACAGTGGTAAAGAAAGGACTCAATAGCAGGCGTTACAAATCCTCCTGCAGCCTCCTTGAGTTTATTCTGATTAGTCTCGTTAGGAAGTTGTGCCTTTGCCTTGTCCATGAGAATGTCCTGATATCCCAACTGGGTATACGGAGGAGTTGGGCTCCGTTGGTGAACCATATCAAATATACGACGCTTCTCAGCAGCATCATATGGAGGAGCCTTTATGCTCGGAGTTGCTTCGAACCGCTCACGGACGAGGCTCCAGACCAACAGTGCTACTGCGGTCATCAGCAAGAATCCAGAACTTCATCGTTGTCTTTAGAGAACATTTTGTGCGCACTTACCAGCCGGGTCCTCACAAACAGACGCAAAAGATGCGGGTGACCAACTTGTTGACTTGTCATCCCAGTGACCAGGGCGTTTTGGCTCCGTTTGCTTCGTATCTGCATAGATGCCTTCTGGTAACTCACCAATCCGTTTGTCAGCAGGGATATACACTTCCTGTTTACGGTGACCATAGACCTCATCTACTCCATCACGAGGTTGGAGGGCTTCCGTAGGCTTGAACTTGACCTGTTTTTCCTCACGAGCTGCAGCGGACGTAGTCTTGTCGATGGAGAACCCAGACAAGATAATCTGGCGAAGAGCATCCTTTGTCACATTCGGGAATGGGTTGGCATCCAGGAACGCTTCTACTTCTGTGTCCTTTGGCGAAGCAGTCTCTGTCTTGCAGTACGTAGAGGAGCATAGATCGTGTCATAGAACTT